CCACCGTGTTCGACGCAAAGCGGAAACGAAGCTCGCGGCGCTGTTCCTTGAAAAACACCTGCTGCTCATACTTCTCAGCGGGCACTGCCGGGAACGTCCGCAGCGGACCATAAACCTCAGGCGCCCGCGCGTTGATGCGGCCCGTAATCTGCACGGTCATGTCGCCGGCCTGCACGAAGTCAGGCTCCATCATCTCGACGTGGATCGCACGGTTCTTCGGCGGATCCGAGACGATGAGCGCGATGTCGCCCGTCTCGAAGAAGCTCTCGACCGCATTGATCTGAGCGCCGTCGATCTCGTCGACACCGAACTCGTGCTGCCAGATCTTATAGCGCGTCGGCCCGTTGCTCACGACGCGGATCTGGTTGTCCTCCGTGATACGGGTATCATCGTTCTGCGCGATGCGGATGTCAGGCACGCCCGGGCTGATCGGGTCGATGCCGGCAAGGATCGGTTCGTTCAGGGAGCCCGAGTAGATACCCGCAGAGCGCCCGGCATTCGGCAGCTGCGTGTCGTACCACGTATTCTCGCGGAAGTTATAGATCACCGCATGCGTGCATTCCGTCGCCTCGCCACGCGGGTAGCACCACCAGATCTCCCCGAAGCGCGGAACCTTGTAGGCGAAAATCTTGTTCGCGAACGGCAGGTTCAGCCCGTCGAAGAAATAGTTGATATTCATGTTGTTAGGCACTTCGCGAACGACGCCGTTGTACATCATGAAGCGGCCATCACCGACCCAGAAGTAGATGCCGTCATACTCGATCACGCTGTTGGCCGCGATGATCGACGACGACGAGCTAATCGTGTCGAACGCAAACACCTCCGGGCCACCCGTGTAATACGTGCGGATCAGGCTATCGAGCGTCCACAAGAGACCCGCCGGGTTCTGACCACCGCCACGCAGCGGCAGGCCCTTGACGATCTTCGAGGACGTAATGAACGCGTCGCCCGCGTCCCCTGTCGTAAAGTTCGTCGGATCGTTCGCGTCAGACCACTTCACGAACCCGTTCGAGGAAAACATAAACAGATACGGGTGCAGCACCACAACGCCGCCCGAGACGCCGGATGTCGGGATTGGTGTCAGGGGCGCCGTGCCGATGACGTCCCCGATGTAGGCCGAGTAGATCCCGTCGGTCGAAATGTCGTTCGCCGAATTAGCCGCATGCGCGATCAGCGCCGTCGCACTCCCGGCGCCGTCATAGAGAGCATCGAACTGCCACATGAACTCAGGGCCACCCACGTAGGTCGTAGGCGTCCGGTTCGTGACCGCGCTCGTGTTGCCAAGATTGTCGATGGTCATGCGCTGCAGCCCGGTGCCGTAGCCCATGTGCGTGTAGGTGAAATTGTTCTGCGCCTGCAGGTGAAACTGGCGCACGACCCCTTCAACGTAATTGCTGATCTGCTTGTAGCCGCCGATCTTACGCGGCAGCCCGCGCTGAAACCGGCACCACTGCCCGTCGACGTAGAAGTTCCCTTCGAACTTCGTGCCGTCGCGCTTGATGCCGGCCTCTGATCTGACGTTGACGGGTACGAGCATTAAAAGGAGCCGCCATCGACCGTCCCCGACGGCGCAGGTCCCAACGCGGCCCAAACGTTACTGGTCGCAGCTGCGGTAAACACGGAGATGCCCAAAGATGTGCCGCCTAGATTTACCAAGGCTCCGTTTGCGGTCGTGGATCCGGTGCCACCCTGAGCAACTGTCAGAGGCACACCAATGCCGCCCGTGTCAGCGGAAACAACGTTGGTCCCATCGCAGTATAGGATTTGCCGCGCGCCCTGCGTAATTGAAACACCGGTACCAGCCGCGGTTTTCACCGTGAGGGTGTAGGCGCCAGTCGTGTTGTTTGCGACCCAGTACTGCTGCACCGTGGCAGGCACGATGATCTGCATGTTCGCGGTTAGGACGCCGCTGAACTGATAAGCAATGCGGTTCAGTTCGGCGCCAGACAGCGTGTATGGACTCGCCTGCCCAGTCAGGCTGATAGAGATATAGTCGAATGTGAAATCAGCCGGCTGACCGAGCCCGAGGGTGTAGAATTCCGTGCCATCGCAGACGAAGAACGCGCTGCTGCCCGGGTTCATAATCAAAGACGCGCTATTGTCGATGGTTTCACCGCCGGGCCCTTGAACGGTGACGGCGCCATTGCCTCCGTTACGGATCTGACAGAACCAGTCGTTGCCAACGCCGCCCGCAGCAGGCAACGTCAGCGTACCAGCACCGGCCGTCCAGAGAAACATCTTGGAGCGGTCGCTGCTGCCAATAGTGAAGTTAGCATTTAGCGGGTCAACCGCGATGGCCTGATTCAATGTCGGGCCAATTGCCTTGATGCCCAATCCGGCAAGGGAAGCGGCATTGACGGCGGATGAACCAACGCCATAAGCCAGAGCGCGCCATGTGCCATTTACCGTGGCATTGCCGGTCAGATACAGCTGCCAGCTTTGTCCAGCCGCAACAGACGCAAGCGTGTTGCCGCTATTGTCAGCAACGGTAAACGTGAAAGATCCCGGGTTGAAAAACAAAACCGTCTCGCCAACCGAAGCCTGAGAGGCGTTCGGCATGCGGATCGTAAAGCCCCCAGCAGACGGCGTGACGTCCATGATAGAGGCGACGACATCAGTGTTAGTGGCGACTTCGGTCGGCCACGTCAGGGTCACGTTTGCGGTGAGGGCAACGGCGCGATAGCTGACGTTCGCAGCGTAAATGTTTGTACCGCCAAAGGTCGATGTGAAACTGGGCACCTTTAATCCTCCCTGCGGATGATGCCACGATCAGCAATCTGGCGGATATCTTCGCCGTTCAGCGCGGCGACGGATCTGTCGTAGAATCCTTGCCAGATCGGGATGATCTCTTCGTTCTTGAGGAACGGGGCGGCCTCCATAAGCGAGGCGTAGAGCAAGGCGTTTGGCGCGTATTCCGTGAACCAGTTCGTTTGAACGTCGTCACCGAGAAGCGGCGGCAGTTCATAATAGATCAGTTCGTAAGGGAACGGGGCGTTCGGTGTAGGCGCGAAGAACCAGTGCGAATAATCATAATCAGCATAAAACCTCGGCGTCCCGGTCAGCGTCTGGTTCGGCCAGTACTGGCGCATATATTCATACGCGCGCGGAAAGACTTCCTGCGTGGTGTTGTAGCCGGTGCCGGTGCCAACCCGGATGCTGACGGTTTCGCGCCAGCGGTCGGGCTTGGGGTAGGTAGGCTCTCCCACAGTCATGGTCGATGAGACGACGGTGACGGTACCTTGGATCTTCAGTTCCCGGGCGAGGCGGCGCTCAGCGAGGCCGATCAGGCTGGGAAGCTGGAGGTAGACCGAAGGATCCGTCGCAAGCGTTGCCCCGCGCTCCAGATAATTCCGGAGGTCGTTCAGCAAGCTGGTATAGGTCATCGCCGTGGCCATAGCGAAACCCTACATCAATTCAGCGACTGCTGCAATTAAGGCTGCAACGGCTGCGAACGCAATCACACCCTTGTTTTTCACGTTCGTCAGCTTCTCCATCAGCGAGCGCTGAGGCGGGTGGGGGTCGCCGATCACACCCTTGGTGACCTTGTTGACGACGGCCTTCTCGGCCTCTTTCTTGGCAGCGTTGAGCGCCAGTTTCTTCAGGTCCATGATAATCTCCTTACTTAGATTTGCTTTCGATGACGCCAACGCGCACCTTCAAGTCGTTGATCTCGCCCGTCAGATGCTCACGTAACTCCGCTCTAGCCTTAGCTGAATGCGGACTGTCCGTAGGTACACCGTCTGGCGTGACGAGAACAGGCATAGAAGCTTCAATCTTGGTCAGTCGCGTCTCGAACGTGTTCACCTGCCCCAGCAGCCACGCAATGCAGGCGATCAAAATGGGCACTGCGCCCTTCAGGACGTCGCCCCAGTTGACGTTCACGGCAGCCACCCGGCGAACTTCTTCGTCTTCGCCTCGCGGTCGTCGAGACCGTGCGTGCCGCCGTTGATGCGCTTGGTTAGAGCGAGGATGGCGGCGTCGTTGATGCCTTGGTCGCAGATGGACCAGAGCTTATTCTTGTCGAAGAACCAAAGGGCGCTTTCGAAGCAAAGTTCAGTGGCCACAAGGTTCGGATTATCCACCACATCCGGGCGGTCGATGTAGTCCGCAAACGCGCGGTAGTTCGACTTGCCCGT